GTAAGATCAGATTGTATGATTCCAACTGCCTTGCAGTTAATCCTAACCAAAGGAGTTTGGTTTTCACCCACCCTATCGGAACGATAAGATGTAATGGTGAAATCATAACTGCCTTCAGGCAAGGTAACTGACTCAGGCACATCTCCTGGAGTCATACTTAAAAAGTCATTAACATCAGACATTGGTTTTCCCTCCTGTATTATTTGTTAATTTATCTTTCGCGTTCTTTTGAATAGCATCAAACAATTTAGCCAGATCCAATTCGTAATTAGCATCTAATAATTTAGGTGCTGTTACTTTTAGATCCATCTTATGATCTGATACTGTTCGGAGTGTGCGTTCCACTCCTTTACTTGAAGCCCTAGTGTCTATTCGGCACACACAATTAAAGTATCGTCCTATCTTAGTAGATAATTTAGAACCAACACTTGTTGGGTATGCTTTGGAAACACCTAAGTCTCCTTCCATGTACTGCATGTGAGTAGTAACCACTACATTACAAGGAACCTCTGAGCCTGTTATATACTGTATGATATGTTGGACATCACGCGCTGCGGTTCCCCACTCGGGTTGAGTAGGTTGGTCTGTTGGTTTCTTATTATTAAAAACCAAAGCACCACGCAAAGCTGATTCGCCCATCAATGTCAAGCTGTCTATAACAAGAACATCTTTGTTAGTCCACGATTTAACGGGACCAAAATCTTCATCTCCATCTTTCCATTGTGTAATTAATTGAACACCCTTGCGAAAAGCATTAGCTTGTCCGAGAGCATCTTTTAATGTAACATAAGACACGCGTTTAACTGCGTCCTTATTTAGAAATTCAGGAAGAATAGATAAGCCGTCATCATAATCTAGTATGCGTAAGTTATAACCTGCATTTGCTAATGAAGATAAAGCTGAAGTTTTTCCAGACCCAGAATCTCCTACAAGTAATAACTTAGTATAGTCAGATGACTTGTGATTTTTTATGTTTGCCATTTCTCTCTCCTGTAAAGTTATATTTTAACATTTTTTTAAATCCGTGTCAACTCTTTTCTAATATTATTTTTCCTAAAGCATAGATTAAAAATCCCACTCCAATATTAGATATTAAGATTGCTATTAATAATACATCTGTTAGTGTCATATCATAGTCCTCCACATCGTGACAGTAAATTAAGTAATACCAGAACAAAAATTATTCTAGTTAAAATTCGCGGATCCCAGTACCACGATGGTGGTTCCTGGTTTCGCTTGCCTTGTCTCATATTATGCATTTGCTTTTTCATACGCCTCCTGTAAATCGGGGTGTGGTTCTTTTACAAAATCATTATCCAGGAATAAGTTACGCCGGGACGGTGATGCGCTGCACACCTCTTTGAATCTGCAACCCCCGTAGTTATTACAAGCAGTAAAATCAGCAGGATAATATTGCTTGTTAAAATAATTAGTTGATGTATCTAAAGTATGCAATGCATCTTCATACCACTCCAGAATTAATTCTGTTGGTACGTTGTATACACTGCGATTGAATCTTGTGAAGTGAACTCCTGTTTGTACTGCGTCAACAATGAATCCCACTATATCCAATCCAAGAACTTCCCGTGCGGCCCAAAGGTACGCGAATACCTGGTTGTTCGGCATAAAGTTGCTGAAGTAATTAGAGTTAAGTGTACTCTTTGTTGTCTTCACATCACACAAATAAAGTTTGCCATCTAATTGTACTATCTTATCTATGCGACCAGAAAATCTATATCCATTTCCAAATGGAACTTCAAACCTCTGCTCTAGGCAAGGCTCTCCATCAGGCATTGTCGCTATCTCAAATAAGTCTTCCCAATATTCTTCGGCTCTCCATACGATTGCACGAAGGACTGATGTCAGACCCCGTGCCTTGTCTTCCGCCTGGGATAGAGCTTCTCCATATTCCAGGAGTACAGCCTTGATGGAAGCGACTACAGCCTGATCCTTTGTTGCCCCCTTACATTTCTCTGTGTCGAGTACTTCAAATCCCATATGCACAGCAGAGCCGAAGCCCGTTGCCATACCATAAACCTTTGATCTATACCCTTGCAAGTTTGTGTAATTGTATAGACGGGGGCATGAAAGGAATGATGATAGACTAGATGTATCCCAAATTTTTTGGATAGGTCTCCCATCCTGGAGTACGAACTTTTTTAATCTATCTGGTTGTTCCATTACGCCTCCTTTACAAGCATAGCTAGTGGGTCTTCTTTGTATTGTTTAGGTTTTGTTCTCGCCGCTTTGGAGGTGATGCGTTTACCCGCACTCTCCGTTGCCCTAATATTTTCCCGGGTCGCCCTTAAATATTTAACGATTTCATTTATGTCGTCATCATTCTCGGCTAGTTCCATTGGATCTTTTTCCAATAACTCTATGGGAATTTCCAACTCTTGTACTTCTTCTTTTTCTTTAGTCATACTTACTCCTCTCCATCTAGTTCATCTATTGTAGTGGGTCTTGCTAATGTAGTAACATTAGGTTCGGTTTGCCCAGGAACTACATTGACCGCCCGGACGATAGCGTCGGGACTCGTGATCAATCCAGACTTAATCTTATCGCTTGGATTATTCATAATGTATATTCTCTTTTCCTTTTGCCATACGAGGTTAGCATCCTTTAAAATTTTCTCGGCTTCGTCTTTGCTTTCAGCCTCGACAATCCAATGCTGTGTATTCATATGTGAAGTTGTTATATCATACTTCATACTCTCATCTCCTTCTGGTATAGTAGTAAATGATTAACATACCCACTATGGATATGATAATCATATCAATTAAACTCATTTCTTTCTACTTTTTCTAATTCTTAATCCTAAACGCACGCGTCTACGATTGCGTCTCTTGGTTGACCCAACCTTTCTACGACCCTTATGCTTTTTTCTTTTTAAATCTGCTCGGCTCATTCCGTTTCCTTTCTCATTAACTTTATAAGAAATTTTCCCACTTTTTTAAAGTCAGATTGGGAACAATCATAAAGCATTTCTTTTACGACATCTTGCAGTTCAGAAAATGATTTATTATCTAGTGTATCTATATGATCTAATGCACTTTCGATACCATCTAATTCAGCAATAGCTACTTCATCTATTCTATTATCAATACTATCTATACCATTATCTTCCCAGTTGTCTATATTATTATTCATATTTACCTCCTTTCTTCGTTTGTCTTCGACCACCCTCTTACGATACTTGGGTGTTCGTAACTCTTGTGCCATTGGATTCCTTTTCTTATTCATATTATTTATGAGATAAACAATCTTTTATATCATCTATTCTTCTGTTCAACATAGCAATGGTTGTATGAATATGTCCTGTATCATGTGGCTCTAGCATAGTATACAGGTGTTGCACTTCACTTATTAAAGCAAACATATGATTCATCAATTCTTTTTTATTCATTTCTTTTATTTGTTTCATTTTAAATCTCCACATTTAGTTTCATCTTTTACCTTACTGCAATAAAATTCCTTCGCCTTTCTCTTGTTTGATTCCATCTTGCTTTGTTGTTTCTTTAATATCTTTTCCTTCTTCGTTGGATTAGGATTATCTTCTAAAACTATATCTATTACTTTGGCTGTTTCTTTTGCAACCATAAAGGCACAACTGCTTAACATCAATGCACATAATAATATTATTATTTTCTTATGCATTAATGTATCGTTGGTTTTAATAGGGTGCCATTCTTAAGCCAATCAAATTCGTCTAGATCGTGTTCATTTGTAAAGGCTTCAACCAAGGGACCTTTTTCCAGGATTGCAGCTACTGTGCTGCTAAACATATGCAGCGTGTTGGTTGTACCACTATCCATTAACATCATACGCAATCCCAATTCAATCATTGCTCCGTTGATGAGAGGTGTAGGATATTTCTTTGCCAAATCTGTGATTGGTTTCCTCATCTCCTCGATGCATTCTTGAAATATCTTATCCATTTCTGCTTGATTCTTCATAAAGTTTCTCCACTTTCCGTCACTAAAGTTAAGTCCTCCTGTTCCAAGACACTAGATATAATGACCTCTTTATCTGTTGTCTTAATGAGCAGATGATTATATTTGTTTTCATCCACTCCTTCTTTACTTTTCATCTGTTCTTTATAGGCACTTATATATCTATACATACGCATTTGCAAACCAAAAGGCTTGATTGTCGATATGCGAACAGATGGTTCTTCCCCTTCACTGCTGTCAAGATATTCAATCGCTTTATCTAATGCGTTTGAAATATCTATCGAGAGGGATAGGTTCATCTTTTTCGGATTCCACCCCATACATTTTCTCCTGTTGTAATTCGTAATCATTTTCATCAAGATTCATATCATTCAAATCTTGTCGGTCTAATTCTTCTGGCATAGGACAACTATCAACTATGTATTTCTCATCCAGGAGTTTATCTTCACGGCTTCCATAGATAGCCCTCGGACCCACGCCTTTGCTCCATTTCTTTTTAGTTTTCTTTTTCATTGTTACTCCTTTTAAAAAAGTTTGTACTTAAATAACACATAAAGCATAAGAAGAAGAATGTCAATAGGTTTGGTTCAAAGAAGAAACTTATCGCCCCTAAAAACCAGAACCCATAGACAGCTATCATACTTAATGCTCCCCCTAATTTATCCACTCCTTGTGTCCTTTCTCATTTACTATATTTCTTTGAGTAAAACCTACAGCTTTTATCTGTTCCTCGTCTGTAACATTAACAAACATCATTGCATTTGTCAATGAACCTTCTTCGTTTACAATGTCCACAATCATAGGTGTGTAATCTGCATTAGATTCCATACGATTAATTACATCCATTGCTTTTAAATCTATTTCATACAGTTCTCCTTTAATTGACATTCCCTCTTTGTGTTTTAAATAGGCGATAGGAAATGCATTATGATAATCCACTAAATCAAATACCGAATGTAATGTATAGTACTCGCCCAGGAATTTACCTGCAGCTACCAGCTGCGCCAGTCGTCCTTCTTTTTTTAAAGTTCCATAAGTAAATAGTCTTACCTTATAGGGATCGCTTAAAGTTTTCATTTAATTAATCCAAGTATAACTAAAGTAAATATAAAAAAACTCATATAAAATATTGCCAT